CAGCAAACAAAATCCAAACCAACAAAATCTTGTGTTACACAGTTACGGTGAGCACTTGAAATTGGTATCTAAAGACAGATGATTTTTGTTGGTGTTCAATAAATTTATGATAATTGGATTTGTTTGTTATAGACCGTTAACATGACTCTTGTATTGTCGAAGTCACGTTATACGAATCAGACCAGAAATAAAATTATATCAATTTTAAATGAGAATACAAATATTCAAACTAAAGTTAAAATAAAAAATGTTTTTAATCTAAGTAATGATGAATACAGTGACATAACGAACAATTATGTGAATTATGCTCGTCTTATATCAAACCACATCAAAGATTATGAGGATTTTGAAGTTTATCGTAGGGATGACCAAATGTTCGATTATTTGTATCACCAAGATTCAAATAATTTTGCACAAAACTATGGCATCAATAATGATAAAGGTAGGAAGAAAGCAGGAGCAGTGATATGGGATTTGATACAAGACGATAGCATTTTATACTTTGATGAGAATGCCATACATATGTTACAAAGGAGCATGTACACAGACAACACAAATTATACAACATTATATGCTAAAGCAGAGACGACTAACTTTATAAAGAATTGTATGAAGTTCACTCTTTTTGCTAACAAAATCAATTATGACAATTTTGAGCAAGTGTATAAGAACTGTAGTTTTCTAAATTCTCCCAGCAAGGATTTTAAGAAGTTTGAAAGGTATATTGAATTCTCAAGTTGGTTGATCTATCGATCTTCCAGCTTTAGGATTAAATGTACAAGATTGTTCAATTCAGGGAAACAAGCCAAACATGATAGTATCAAGAAAGAATTTGGTATAATTAAAAATATGAATATCCGAGATAGAGTGAAAATTCAATTGTGTAAACCCTTTGATGATATGTATGATTGTTATAATGTGTTAGGGATCCTAATCCTGATAAAGAAGGGTTCAAAAAACATCTTGTTCCTTGACAACAGTGCTACCGATTACTTTCGACACATTGCTATTGCTGCATTCAACAATACAGTGTACTTTGAGAATTATAGGATTTGTGGAAATAGTGAATATATTGATATGTCCAAATATATGATAAAAGTTCGTGCATGGATTTGTGATCAGTTAACAGGGAGGAAAAAAGATAGTGAGTTAGCAAGACATATGCATCTTTCCCATACACTTAAGATTGCAATGTTAGGCGCAGCAGAAGCAGAAGTCATTGTAGAGAACCCCGAGAGAGTAAAGGTACTCACAGAAGATATCCTGAATACCTACCCCAATAATCTGAATCTTTACAACATGATAAATAGTTTCCCAATCCCCGAATCAACTAAATGTGAATTGTTCAAGGTCAATTTTGAGTTAAGCCCACCAGATATCAATTACGTTGAACTTCATAATGCAACAGAAGAAAACCCACGTGGTGCTCCCAAACCTAATGCTGTTAAGGTTAGGAACTTAAGAAACTTTTCGTGTGCATATTTCTTTGCACGGTTTGTTTCAAAGAAAAAGAAGGTCCCAGCCCACGAGTGTGAACCTGGTTACGATTTTAGTCAAAAGTTCTGGTTCTTAGAATGCATGAAAGGTAGGATGACTCTCCCGCCCATAGGTGAAAGAGGGAAGGTTAGGATATTTGGTCATTATAAGTACAGGAAAACTGCTGATGTTGCATACCTCAAGGCTAGTGATGTTACACGGATTGAAGCTGACTTGGACTTATACATGAGTAGAGAACCTAATAATAGGATTGGGAGGGATGTATCCAATGAGTTACTCCATGCATTGTCGAAAGGCCCTATCGTTTACAAGGACAAAACTATGGCTGACCTTAGGATAGAATGTGAGAATGGCATCGTTAGCTTCCCCTGCATTGCTGCGATAGCAGGTAAACCTGAACATCATAAGATAGTTCCACGTGAAACCTTAAGTGCATGTGAACCAATGCGAGAATTTCTTAGTGAAGCAGACTCCAACTTAAGGAGTGCAACTGAATTGCTTCCAAACCGTTCGATAATGATGCCTGCTGTGAAAGCCGAAAAGACTTATATGAAAATGGCACATAGTCTAAAGAGAGATTTAATGTCGCCAGGTCAAATAACTCACTTCGGCTTTTCAACTGATGCCAAGAAGTGGTCCCCATGGATGAATCGCGATATGCATATGATATTCTGGAGATTAATGTTAGAGATGACAGATATCTCACCAGGGATGTTAGATTCCTTAGAAGAGATGTGGCGCAGGTTGATCCTCTTCACTGACCGTAGGGGATTTAAGGAGCATTTCTTCTATCCTGAAGGCATGATCCAAGGGTGGACTGCTATGGCAGATACTAGTTTCCATGGTTTGTTATTAGTTAATACTGCCTATGACCTTTATGACCAGAAGTTAGTTACCCGCAAATACCACAAAAAAGTTAGAAGTTTGGCAACTATCGATGATGCTGCGCAGGTTATGGCTATAGAAGGGACGCATGACGAGAAAGTACAGAAAGCAAAGGAAATCAAGGAAAAAGTTATTGAGAATTACAAAGATGTAGGGATTACAGTAGATAAAATAAAGAGTAGGTTTCAGACAAATGGATTTGACTACCTAAATCGTGTGTATATAGACGGTGCCCTAGTTCCCATGGCTTCTAAAACATTTAGTAAGATCTTCCATGAACTAGAAACGAGATTCTCATCCATATATGATAAAGTTCAAACAGTCTGTAATGGTGCCTATGCTGCCACTGCACAAGGTGCTGACCCTTTCGTGTGTATTATGTTAGCATATTATTATTGCTACCAATGGGTATGTCTGACAACCCCTGATTTCAGATGTCTATCAGCAACCAGGCAAATGTTGTACTTTTTTGCACCAACTTCTTTGAATGGCATTGGGGCACCTACCATCTTGCATGCGTACACCACAGGAGTCAATGATAATATTAGTACATATTTCGAGTTACTCAGGACAAATTTGCTTAGACCAGACCTGATCGATGTTAGGGATTATGTTGACTCTATCATCGATATGGAGTTTAAGAGGCCCACTCCTCAGTCCATATTTAATGACCCATATAGTGTTACTGCAAAATATCATACTGATCCTAATCGAGATATTCGAAAGGCGTTATTAGACAAATGTATACAGAATGGGATGGCAGAACCATTCATTTCATTAGTTAGGTTGGAGAATAGTGTTAGCTATGCAGAAGTGATAGCGGATATTTTGTGTAATTATAATTATGACGCCCAAGTGATAGAGTCTATTTCTGATGCGATGCCCACCAGTTTGATTAGAGAGATAATAGATAAATGTGATAGATCAGAGATCATCGTCCCATTATTGAGACAATATGACATTGCAAGGTTGGGAAGGTCCCAGAAGAATGCAGTTTACAATAACTTCAAAGCATTCAATAAGATGTTAGTCGTTAGGAAATTTGACAAAGAAAATAATCGTCTTCTAATCAACTCATCTTATGGTGTAGCAATTACTTTCAGGAAAAGGTATCATGAAATGGCTAATGTTATTGTACTTAATTCTACCTACCCTGATAGTTTCACAATGTTAGCATACAAAGGCATGTTTGAAAAGAGCACCCAACCACACAACGTGTCCTGTAAAGTCGACTTTAGCAGGTGTGTTAGAACTTGTATCACAAGTAACCATGGAAAGAATTTTTTCGATAATGCTTCTGATAAGGTTCCTTTTAGGGGGCACACATCATACAAAGGTGCAACAGGTTACCCCATAAAAGCCAAAGTAGTTGACGTTGTTTCCAAGAAAATAGTTAGTGGTTCGATGGCATTGATGTGGGCATCTGCAAACAATCGTGAATACGTTGGTTTAGGTCACTTTTTCTTTTATACTTGGTATGGTGACCCTAATTTAAATCGGTTGACAGTCATCCCACCAGATCTTATGTCAGGTTTATGTAGATTATCTGCATCGCATTTACGCAATACGCATATGTTTGCACCGTTCCCTAATATCCAATCTTTGATCAGTGTAAACATTGCTGCATTAGATTATTGGTTTAAGAATGATAAGAACTTGTTCGACGGTATGAAGATAGTGACTGACGCTAAGTGCGCGCTATCGTTAGACACTGCATTGCGTTATTCCATTGATAAAGATGAACGAAAAATGTTCTATACTTTTTCCACTAAAGACCATGCCTTCTTTCGTTTAGAAGTGCCAGAGACAAATCATTTAGCTTTCAATCTAAACATATTCAATCATCTTGTTCCCTTCTTTATGATGGATATTCCTCAGACATTGAAAAAATCGATATCAGATATCTTTGAAGGGAGTTTGTTAGTGGACACCATAGATGACATAGTGAAAGAGTCGATACATGATGCGGATGTTGCAGTAAATTATGAAAGTAATGTTTATGCAACTGGTGGTGAAGAGCACATGTTGTCAATGAATCTAATCGGTATCACTGTAGGTAGCATGCAAGGTGTGAAGGTTGTGGCTGCGAAAACTTTTCGTAAGAGAAGGATTGATGGTGGGTTAGTCACAGATCTAGGAGTGGATTTGCCCAAAGCACCCCCTGTTATTTACTCCACTGGCAAACAGCAATTAGAAGCTATGAAAACTACATTCTTACACACTGCAGCCCTAGATATGATCCTTGAGAATCCCTGGTTAGCTGCCAATTTATATGCAAACAGAAAGAGTGTGTCGAATCTCTATAAGAGAAAACCATATGGTAAAAGTGAAACATTTGGTACTTTGTTAAAAGAGTACTTCCCTTCCGCATTGAATATCCACAAATTCTATAGTCAAATGGTTACTAGGTGCCCGAACTCACTTGAAAATATAACCGCCATCATGGTCAAGCTCTTTGGGAAAATTGAGAGCAAGAATCCATTTGTTTTTACTTTGGACCAAATTAGATCCTTCTGTGGACATGAACAACCAAAAATTACCTTCTGGGGCCAAGTAGCTGACCAATTGGTAATTTTTAAGCATAACACTGCAGAAAAGTATATGCAGATAAATGTCCTAACCAACGACCCATCAATTGTCAGAAATGTAGTTATCGCACAATGGACATTTGGAGCATATCGTCGATTGGTCCACTTCGATGAAGCTAAAAGGTTAAAGAGAAATTATCAAGCGACCTTTGGAAATGATGAATTGGTTGACAACAGGAATATCCTCAAATGGTCCACATATTATGCAACTGCAGCAAGTCGTGCTCTCACACCTGATGGTCATGTATTTTCTAAATTCCTTACATCTAGTTTTATCGAAGCAACTGTCAAGTGTATAAAAGAAATCATGAGGAAGGATGAAGAGACCCAAAGAGGTGACTTCAAAGAGGTGGACATCCCAACAATGGTTGCAAATCCAGACAATGCCACATTGGATAGAATAGAGGTTGTTGAAGCTGTTTGTGCATTGGCCATTCAAAAGCTATGCCTTTTTTCAAATGAGAAAGATGATATAATAGCAGCTGCAACTGAAGTCAATAATTGGATCACCAATGACCTTGGCCGTGATAGTATTAAGCGAATGTTGACCTTTGCTGATCCTCGAACCAATCGTTCAACGGTTTCTTCACAATGCTCTCAACCCACTTCTTTGCCAGAGTTACCAACAACTATTGAAATCCTACCCGACATTTTCGGTGGGGCATTGGGTGGAAATGATGATGCTTTAGATAATCTATTATTATATGAACCATCAGCAGTCTTCTTATCACTCTATAGAACCAACAAATTGCCAACTTTAAGAGCTCAATTTGATTCTGAAGTAGATGCATTCAACCAAATCACACATACAGAAGATGTATATATTAACTTCGTACAAGCACATATGTCTATTTTAAATGAAGATGATATCCAAGCGTTTGAAATGAACTCTATGCCATTACCTGCATGGAAGATGCAAGGGGAAGGTGATATCATGCAGGATTAATTCTTTTGCCATATGTTTCATATTGTAAACTATATGGTTTTCTCTTAATGTGTTGATTTATCTCTCTAAAATTTCAATTGTTTTAATTAAGGTGTTACTTATAACCTTGGCTTTTTCTGTATTACTCGAGATTCTATAATAAAAAAACTTGCAATGACAAATAAAAGAAACAAGGGAGGTTGTTAGATTTTCCATTTTCCTTCTCAGTCCACTATCAATTGTGTAACCGAAGGTTGTGGGTAGGGATATG